CTTTGCGCATAGCATTTACTTTACCTTTATCAAGTAATTCTGCCATTTCGCTATCTTCATTTACTAATGATAATCTTTCTTCTTTAGTAGCCATAGCTTCTTCAATAGCAGCAATTTGTGCTTCTAAAGTAGTAATTTTACCTGCAGCTTCGATTTCAGCTAATTTTGAATCGATAGTTTCTTTTTTCATTTTTTTCTTTTCTTTTTTCTTTTCTATCTTTTCTCCAGCTTCTTTGCCTTTTTCATATTCTTCAGCTCCATATCCTTCTTCTACTTCAGTATTTTCTTCTAGCATATCCATTATTACTTGGTTTTGGATAGCAGACATAGAATGAGGATGACCAGTAGTAACTACTCCACCAAGTGATTCTTTAACTAATGTTTTTAATTTATCAGAATATCCACTTGATTTATGATTACCAGATACTTCTTCGCTTTTCATTTCTTCGAGTCCAAGACCTTCAACTCCAAATGCAGCGTTTTTCTTATAATGCAATTGATCTTTAGCTAAGTTTTTAGCTACGATTTCTTTAATCTCGTCAATTGATTTATCTGGGTTTTGTTTTGCTTCAAAGTAGATACCTTCTTGTACTTCTACTCCAATTTGATTATCTAATGATTTTACATCAGTATAATCGTAAGCAGCAGTTGTCATTTCTTCTACTTCTTTAGTAGTTTTCTTTTCTACTGCTTTAGCTTCTTCAGCGATAAAGTTTTTGTATTTTGTTTCCCAACTTTCTTCAGCACGTGCTTCAATTGTATTTACAGGTTGAAGACCTACTACCCCACCTAATTCTTCAGCAATTACACTTCTATTTTTAAGGATTTTAGTAGTTTCCTCAAATGTAGCAGCATTTGTGATCATGTTAGGGAATAGTCTTTTAGCTTCTTTTAGGAAAATTTGTTTGCTTCCTTTTCCTTTTTTAATTGAATTGTACTGTTCTTGTAAAGTTTTCATATTATTGGTCTTGTGTGAGTAATGTCTCTATATCGTTAAAATAATCATTTATCATATCTGTACCATAAACTACTGCATAACTCTTAGGGTTTTCATTATAATACCTTTGAGTTGATAATTTAGCTTGACGAAGTTTTTTACGTAAAGTATCTAATCTTCTTTCTAGCTCACTAAAATCCTGAATGCGTTGTTGTTGAAATACTTCAACATCATTTTCGGCTTCAGTTAGTTTATATTTATACATATTACCCTCTTCCATTACTTTTTTATAGTCTATAGCCTTTGATGGTCTATTTGGTATAGAGGGTGCTAATTTATACCCAAATTTTTTAAGGATATATTTAGTAGCATCATTTTGTTTTTTTCCTTTTTTAGTAAAAGCATGGGGTGTAGCGTATTGAGCACCAGTTCCCGGAGTAAATGTAGCACCACCTGAATTGGTCATTGATACTTCATTTGTTTGAAATTTTTTATATGCCTCTGGGTAATTTTTTCTAATGTGAGTTCTATAACGATTAAATTCTGCTTTAATTTTAGCAGCAATATCATCTACAGTACTATCATCTGTTTTTTGGTCTAGTTGAGAAATTGCTTTTCTTAAATCATCAAATTCCTTATATACAGAATCAAAGGCAGGAACATATTCTATATCCCAAGAAATAGTTCCAGTTTCAGGGTCGATATCTTTAACAGTAGATTTTATTCCACTATCAACATTTACATCCCCTACCTTTCTTTCAGGTAATTTGTATTTAAAGTTTGCCATTTGCTACCTTAATCTCTTTAATTAGCTCGTAATATTGTAACAAATCAACTAAATTGTCATTTGATACTCTATCATTTTTATCTAATTCAGTAAGAAGTTTAGAGATTTCTTGTACTTTTACTTGGGTAGCTTTATCAGTTATGTTTTTAGCTTCAGTATTTAAAGCCTCTTGTAATTCAGCAATTTTAGTATTATAGAAGTTTCTTAAACCAGGTGTTGAATCTACAGCATTAATAAATTCTTTTAATACTTGCTTTTGTTCATTAGATAAGTCCTGGTATTTGCTATTGAATTTTTCTAGTAATACTTGGTAAGTAAGAATTCTTAAATCTTTATCGTAAGTTTGGAATTCTTTAAGTACATCCTCTTTTACTTCTTCAGCTATAACGTCTTGTTTAGTTAAGTATTCTAATAATGTTACTTTATTATCTACTAATTGATCGGTATCAGTTACATCTTTAGTATTAAATCCTTCAATTAATGTATATAAAGAAGCTAATTCCTTATAATTTTTAATTTTAGTACCAAAGAAAGCATCTAAATCGTAGTGATTTTTGATTTCAGCAATCAAATTATACTTTTGTTTTCTTAAAGATGTACGATTTAATTTTTGAGAAGTTTCTAAAATAGTGCTAATAATAGCATTAGCTCTGCCTTCATTTAAAACTTTAGATTTTACAACTGACTCATATAGTTTATACTCACGACCCAATTCGCTTTTCACGAAATATTTTTTAATTAAATCAATAGCCGGAGAATCAGTACCTTTTAGGGTATCGGCGGTTGCCTGTCTTACTAATAACTCAAAAAGGATACCCGTATTTTTGTACTTTGAGTGTTTAATTTTCATCAAAAAATATATTTATTTATAAATATGTAGAGGATATTACTCTTTTAATTGTTTTTCGTCTAATAAATCTTCACCTGATTGGTCGCTTTCAAAAACTAAGCGCTTTTTAGGTATTTTCTTAAACATATCTTTATTCTGTAAATAAACACTTTGGGCTGCCTCTAATGCTAATGCGTTGCGATTAGTATCAGTTCTACTATCACCTGCATCGTTTTTATCGGTATCTTTCATACGTTTAACACCTAAACGATCTTTTCCAAAATTGCTATCTTGTTTTCCTGTTTTAGAAATAGAATCTTTAGGTCTACCTACAGGATCATTTTCATTGTATCCATCAGGTACATTGCCTGGGTCAGAATACATTCTTCCTTTACCATATAAAGAGGCTAAATCATGAGGTGTACCATATGATTTACCAGTTTCAATTGGATCATTACCTTCTTCTTGAATTTGATTTAATCTAAAGTTACGTTTAGCGTCTTCTCTAATCAAATCTCTATATTCATCATATTGATCTTCACTTAGATTATAGATGTTATCATAAATCCAATCAGTGGGGACAATTTTTTGTTCTAGTAAAGCAGATGATAATTCAGCTTTTGACTTTAATAATTCAACTTTTTCTTGTTCAAATATAATTGAAGGTGTAGTTAAATCTAATGTAAAGTTAGTTAAACTTTCATCTGTATAGCCTTGGGTATATAAATGTACTAGAGCAATTTTATTAAGCTCTGATAGCATGATACGTTGGATGCGTTCTATTGTACGAGCAAATCTAATATCCTCAGCAGCTAATGTTGCTTTACCTTCTACATCCTCTTCATATCCCATAAATGCTTTAGGTACTTTAAGAGCGGCAAATAATTTTTCTCTTAGGTATTCTACATCTTTAATACCATCATAATCTAAACCTTTAGTAGTATCAATACGAGTAGAAGTATCATTTCCACGAACTGGAATATAGAAATCTTCCATCATATTTTGCATATTGTACTTTAAGTTATATTCACCTGTTTGTTGGTCAATATAAGGAGTACGTTTCATGTTTGAGATAGTTTTTTGCATAAATGCATCTACCTCATTTGGTGGAATTGATCCTACATTTATATAGTGGATACGTTTTTCGGGGGCACGAGCAATTCTATGAATTAACATCGCATCTTCCATTAACGTATATTGTTTAAATAATTTACGAGCAGGCTCTAAATATGCTCTACCATAAGGTAAATAATTAGTATCAGCTAATAATCTAAAGTGAGCCATTTCATAGTTGTCAAAGAATATACCATTATCTTGTTTGCGTTGATTAGGCATAGTATACATTCCTGAGCTTGGGTTTGCTAATCCATCAGGTGAATATAAAAATCTTACATCAGCTGGGTTATCAGGGTTGTATCCTTCTTCTCTTGAAATGTGATATGCAGTATAAGGTATAACATTATATACACCAAACTTTTCTGCTATCTCTAATTTTAAGAAGAAATCACCATATTTACACATTTGTCTAGTCCATGACCATAAATTAAACTCAATGTTTAATACATCATAGAACAAATTATATAATATTTTTTGTATGTCTTCGTTTGAAGAGCGAATCTGTAATACTTCACCCATATCACTTTTTAGGGTAGATTCATCTGCTATAATATCTAAAGCTGAGGCTATAATAGCATCTTGATCCATTGTATCATATTCTGAATATAATTGTGGTCTAAGGTATTGGTAGTTCATGTTGAACTGCTGACCATACAATGAAGTTGGGTTTGTAGAATAAATTCTATTGTATCTATCTACTAGAGAATTAGTTTGTAACTCGCCTGTAGCTTGTATTTTGCTACTATCTGTTACTTTTAATTGATTTCCTCCTACATTACGGATAATTACATCAG